TTCCTTTATCGCCGGACCATCACAATTCAAGTAGAATGAGTGTTCATCACAACAAGGAAATGAAAGTAATGAGCCATATCATTGCACAGTTGGCGTATGAGCTTGAAATGGTATCTACCGGACAAGCCAAGGATAAAAACGAGGCAAAGGAAATGTTTCGGAGAAGATACGGAAAAACATTCGTATAGTAGGCGATACGCTTATTATAAATAATTCTTTAGAAAGGAAGTGAAAACAGTGGCAGAGAAACTTACATTGGCATCCATGTGTGCCGGAGGCGTTCAGGAACGTATCGACAGAGCGTTAGCGAAAATCTCAGATAACATTCTGGATTTGAACACTGATGCAAAGAAGAAACGTGTCCTTGATGTAAAGATCACTCTTACTCCCAATGAGGATGATAGAGAGGATGTTTCCGTTGAGGTACAGACTTCCGTTAAGTTAGCTCCTGAGATGGGACTGAAAACTCAGTTGTTCATCAATAAGGATTTCAGAAGTGGTGTTACAACCCTTACTGAACATTCCAAAGGTGCGATCAAAGGACAGCTTACCTTGGACGATTGCGGTATGAGCATGAACCCGGAGGAAGTTGAGGAAGAAAATCCGGTAACGGCTGAGGAACTTGGCTGCGACCCTGAGACCGGAGAAGTTCTGGAAAAAGAAGCCCCAAAAGTTGGGTCAAAAGTAATCAGCATGAGAGATGCTGCAAACGGTTAGGAGGACATTATGTGTAAAAGACCTATGGAACTGGCAGACACCGCAGAAATGATGATGAGCGAAGATTATAAGGAACGATTCAGAGCCGAGTACGGTCAGGTTGCTATTCGCCATCAGAAATTAAAGGCTATGCTTGAAAAGTGGGACAAGGGAGAGCTTAATTTCACTCCTACCTGTCCGAGAAGCACCTACGACTTACAGATTAAAGCCATGGCAGACTATATCGCAGTTCTTGAAGCGAGAGCGGTCATGGAAGATATTCTTTTATAGGAGGGTGTCGCAATGAATTTTGGAAAAGCGTTAGAAGCAGTAAAGGACGGAAAGAAAATTTTCCGTCTTGGATGGAACGGCAGAGGGATGTTCGTGGTTTATCAGAAAGGCTACCCGGACGGAATCCCTTGCAACTTACAGACTGCCAAGGCTTGGGGCATGAATGAGGGAGATTTATTCAAGTGCGAGCCGTATTTGCAGATTAAAACCGCCGATGGTTCTCATGCAATGTGGGTTCCGTCAATCGGAGACATTCTGGCAGAGGATTGGCAGATTATCCAGTAACAGGAGGAAGATATGTTAAAAGCAG